TTCATAGATTTCATAATTTTTTTACCTTTTTTGTTTAATGGCATAATTAATCCTCTATCATGACCTTGGCTTGGTCAACTCCTGTCTTTGCAAGGCTTACACCTGCTCTTAATTTAGCTAAATCTTCGTTTTGCTCCATTTTATCTTCTGCAATATCGCCTTGTTGCACTAATCTTGCTTTTGCAATGTCTATTTGTGCTTTGTCGTAGTCTTTTTTACGCTCATTTTCCATCGCACGTAGGTCAACCTCTCTAGATTTTAGTTTTAGAAGTGGGTCAGAGTCAAATTGTGATGTAATTTTCTTCTCTTCTTTCATAAAATCCTCTGTCATCTCTGCAATCAACACAGATTTTCTAGCTTCAATCTCATTTGTTAATGATTGCATCTGTTGTTGCATCATAGGATCTGTTGTTGCCTGCATTTGCATCTGTTGCATCTGCATCATTTGCTCTCTAAACTCCAGTTGCACCTGTTCTTGTGCCATTATCGATATGTGTTCTAAAATATTTTTTTGTATCGCAGCCATAATTGCAGGATTATTTCTAACCATGTTGGTTGACATAAAATTTAAGTGTGCAGTTATGTGTGCTTGGTGATCTTGACCAGGAAAAGCTTGGAATGGTTTACCAGTCAAAGCGTTTATATGCTCCATGCTTGGGTCCATTGGTGCGTTTGGTGCAGGTGGTGGTAGAACTGTATCTACATTTTTTACACCGATCGCTTCGTACATATTTCTATAGACTTGATACAAGTTGTGTATCTGTGGATTAGATGTTGCAAGCTGCAACTGCGTTTGTGCAAGTGTAATTCTCTGACTCATAGAAAATATATTTGGATCTGCAACTGGTATGACATCTATTCTATCATCAAAGTCTGTTTGCTTCACGTTTCTCGCACCACCAACTACATCGTATGGATATTCTGGTGGTAGATATTGTGCTACAGCTTTTGATAATAATTTAAACTCATCTTTCATTGCTGCATAACATCTCTTGTGTATAGCAGACATTACTCTTGAACCACGCTCTAGTAATGCAACTGTTGTACCTACAGCTGCACCTTGATTACCGTCACCAACTTGCATGTCAGCTATCGCAGCAAATCTTTGTCCTGCTTGTACAACTATACCTAATAAATTTAATAATGTTTGTGATGGCTCTTTGTAAGGTAGTGGAAAGAATGCATCTCTCAAACTACCACCTGGAGCATCTACATCTTTGAACTCACCAGGCTGTATAGGAGCTGCTTCGTCTCTGACTCTAACACCTCTTTGTTTAAATCCTGCTGGTAAGTTTGACAATGTTCCCGCATCTAATAATTGACGGAGAGCAGACGTTGCCGTTCTGCTCAATCCGCCAATCATGTGAATG